CCTTGACCTTGGAAAGCAATACCTATTCTTGCATCAGAAGCATGTGTTTGATTTAAGAGATGTAATGCCCAGTTATGTTGCCCTGATGCTTTATTATTCTTGATCGTAACTTTATCAAGATAGGGATCGTCTGTACCTATACCTACTTTTCCACTTTTAACTAAAACATTACCAGTTGATGTTAGTTCTAATTTAGAAGTACCACTAATTTCAAAATTATGTGAAGATGCATCATAGTGAATTTCTCTATATGCGTTAGCAACTCTATTAATTGATAGTATTTTATTTACACTATTTTCATTATCTGGCTGAAATTCAAGCTGACCATTACTGGCACCTTTAACAGTAAATAAAGCATTTGGAGTTGTTGTACCTATACCTACTTTTCCACTTGCGTCAATAAGCATCCTTGGAGACATTGACGTATTAAAGCTCAGCTTACCTTGGTTTGTACCTGTATATTCTGCTTGAATCTCAGCTAAGTTTCCAGTTCCTTGTGTTGCGTTAAAGAATATTCCAGCTTTATTTCCAGTAGAACCTTTTGTATATAGTGAGATGTTACGTCCAGAACTAGTGTTTAGAGGTTCAACACTTAAAATTGACGATGGTGTAGTACTTAATGTTGTACCTATACCTACTTTTCCATAAAAATAGGCTGTCTTATCTGAAGCTTTTAATTTGAAAACAGTAGATGCACTATCAGGAGAACCAGAGAGGTCATCATTATACCCAATAAATAATTCACCACCAGAATCAGGGTCAGGATAAAAATTCCAACCATCATTACCAGTAGAGTCTTCAAGTAATAACCCTTGACTCCAAGCATTACTACCAGATTTAATATGTAAATTTGCCTTTGGACTTGTTGTACCTATACCTACTTTTTGACTACTATCTATTATTAATGCAGTTAAATTAGCAGTAGAGAAGGTTAGACTTTGTTGTGAAGAATCTAAATGTATCTTTGCTCTAGGTGTTGTACTTGCTTCATATAACCATTCAATGCCAGCTTCTTGCCCACTTGCACCACCATTGTTTAATGTAAGTATTGCTTCATGGTTCGTATTATCAGCAGCTCCTATATGGAGAATACTATTTGGACTATTTGTACCTATACCTACATTTCCACTTGAATCTATAAATAATCTATTAGCACCACCAGTAGCTATACCAACGCTATTTACTCCTGCACTATATAGTCCTGTATCTGTATCACCAGAAAAGTTAAATCCCGGTGTACTTGCTGTACCTCCTGCAGAGGAGGTCATTGTCCCTGCTGGACCCTGTGGTCCCTGTTGTTGATCCTCTATCTGACCAGACAGAGGGTTGTATTTAAAAGCCATTATTATTTACCTCTCTAGCTCTTGACAACAGACATAAGCTTGCTGCCGTTATATGTCATTGTTAATGTTGCTACTAAAGTGGGATTACCTGTTGGATTGTAGCTACCATCAACACCAGTAGTACCAATGTAGTATTTAACTGTTGCTAATTGATCATTACCGTCATACGTATTAAATACGCCATCATGTTCTGGTATGGCTAACCCACTTGTTACAGGGTTACTAACATACCTATTTGGTTTTGCCATTGTTATTAATAAGGATTATTGAAGTGGACTGGGTGTTATTTTGAATCTAGGTTTATTATGCTTTCTAAGCTTTGTCGCTGAGCGTTAATACCTCTGACTTTTCTATCTGTTTCTTCAGCTAATAGCTTTTGTACTTCAGGATCATTTTGTATAGACGCCCAAGCTTTTATCTTGGCGTCATTAAATAACTTAGAAAGTATTTTGTTATGTTGGAAGTCCTTTGGATCAAGGTCTCTTTCACCATTATTACGTTTGTAATTCATTAGTGAGATCGACTCTTGTATTCCGGGGTCAACCGCCATTTTGTCTAGTCTTAGTAATAGGTTTTGATCACCTATAGCTTTTTGGAATAAGGATCTAACTCGTGGACTATTACTTAGATTTGTACCATCTGGTCCAGTATATGTTGACTGTCTTAAGTCGTATCCGCTATCAAATAGCATTTGTCTACCCGGACTGTAATCTAGATTAAATTGAACAGGTGATACCGCATTAAACATACGTGTTACAAAATCGTGATCCTTAATTGGTTTCCCAGTTAACATGTCGTATTTAATTGGTATCTGTTCTGAAGCTATATATTCCGAGGTAAGGTTTCTATTTCTTAGTGAACTCCATATATCAGAACCAAGCTCACGAGTATAAGGTGTCAGTACTTTTCCTATCTCATTTCTAAGGCTAGATAGTGGTAGTGAGTTGTTAGCTAATGAGGCAATAATCCGATTATGTTGACCGGGTTGACCACTAAATAAATCCACAAACTGCTGTAATCCAGCAAGATAAGATTTACTTGTTATACCTTGAGCTATGGTTAACGATAGTTTTAATAAATTATCTTCAGCCCACTCTTCACCCATAAGCTCCATATGATCTCCAATATCACCTACTAAGGTAAGGACTTGGTTAAATGGTTCAAAAGCGTCGTAGCTAACCCATGTATCTCCAAGTTTAATTGATCTTGGTAGGTATCCATCATCTAACCATCTTTGTCTTTTTTGCCTATCAGCAGGTCCATTACCACTTAACTCTCCACCTAAGAACTTTTGACCAGCCATAAATATAACTGATGAACCTAAAGCTAATCGTCCAGCCTGTATAGCTTTAGCATTTATTAAGTCTCTATCGGTTGATATCCCATACTTAGTTAATCCTGTTATGTCACCACCTACTTGAGCGAAGGCAATATCATTCCATTCTTTAACTAAGAAGTTGAAACCCGGAGTATGTTTAGCAGTTAATGCAAGACCATTTACACCAGTACGTGCAAACAAGAAGAATGGTTTGGCAAAAGGATGTTTTTCGAATACATCATTTAAACCTTTAGCGAAGCCTGTTAAGTCTTGCGTTAAGGTTGCTTCTTTCTTGGCATATACAGCAGCCGAATCTACAAGATTACCTTCACTGTCAAATACAGAATCAGTAAAAGCATCCTCATATTCACGTAGGAGTTGTGGATCGATTTTTGTAAAATCACCTTTATTAGCCTCACCCATTGCTTTAAACATCGCCTTTTCTCTAAGACGTGCTCTACCAATTATGTAACCAAAGGCATCATCAGTTGCTGCCATTATCTTTGTAGAGTATGTAAGGAATCTATTATCGTTAGCTGCTCTGGCTAAATTAGCCATTCGGTAGATACCTTTATCAGCTTTACTTCCTCTGGTCTCAGCCCAATGTCCATACATCTCCCACTGGGTATCACCTTTAGTTCTTTCACTGAACCTAGACTTAATTGTGTTAATGTCTCCAGCCCAGTAAGCGTTTAAGCGTTCTCTAAATAATGAAAATGATTCTGGTATTGCTTCTCTCATAGCATTCACTGATGCTAAAGAAGCTCTTAACCCTTGCCCATCTCCACGTAATCCTGAACCAACAGCCATTGTTAATGGTCTTAGGAAGGTAGCTGAAGATGTACCCATGATCGCTCTAACTGGAGTCTTAGGTCCAGATAGAACACTGTTAATCATTACACCTTCTAATTCCTTTATTAGTTGTCCAGTTTGTTTTGAACCGTCTAACTCTCCACCTCTCATCTTGGTACGCATGAAAGCATCAAAGTCTTCTACATTCTGAATTGTTTTAGACATTGATATAGCTTCAAAGATAGCTTTAAAAAGGTCATCATTATCTGATTCACCCGCTAACTTCATTGCCAACCTAAATGCTTCTATAGACTCATTTACTTGTTGATCAACTGCATCATCTATAGACTTAGTAGTAGCCTTTTTAGATACCTTGCCAGCTCCAAACTCTCTTAATAGTTGAGAGCTTTCCATACGTGAACGTTTAGTTAAACGTAAACCTGCAACTATCTTTTCAAATAGATGCTGTGCTGGACCATCTATATCTCCAAGATCATATATATCACCAACTTCTCTACCTAATACACCCATATCTCTTATTTCTCTAAACAGAGATCCTATGACCATATCAGCAGCAGCCGTCATTTTGGGATCTATAAAGGTTATTGACTCACCTGTTTTCTTATTACTTCTTTTAACTTCTACTTCATGTAGTTGTTTCCAGAATTGTGCAGGTGTAAGTTCGCTAGTATTACGACCTTCATATATTTCTTTAGCGACAACAACAGTATCAGCCCAGTATTGCTCTAGTGGCTGTCTCTTGGCTTTAGCTTCAGCTATGTCAGCTTCAATTCTAGCGTCAGACATAAATGTCCTTGCTATCTTTTTAAGCTCCTCTCTAGCTAATTTAGAACTTTTACCCATATTATCCAAAGCTACATTCGTAACTAAGGAACCAGTAGAACCATCCTCTGCTCCGTACTCTTCCTGAATACGTTTCTTCTGTTGCCTTACCTCATAAGGTTGTTCTAGAGATGTAGCGTTACCTTGTGTTGAATCTGCTATAGGTTTGTTTTTAGCACCACGGAATCCGGGTTCTTTTTTCTGTGTTTTACCTTGCTCAATAACCTGACTATCTACACTTTCTTGTCTGGCGTTGATAACATCAGCTTCTTTTACAATTTTCTTTGTACCGTCAGTTGATGTGAGGATTGCTTTTGCAGTACCTCTGGCACCACCCATGAATGCATGTAATACACCGTCAGCAACAACACCAATACCCATACCCTCAACTATGTTTTTTAAAGTTTTAGTAAGTGGGTGGTCAGTATCATTTGTCGTTATCCATGTATCATGCCAGCCATACCTATCCCTCAGTATCTGTAGGGCATTTTCTTGTTGCGAGTAGACAGACAATGCATCTGCTTTAGCACCAAGAGCTGCTCCTTTAACAATATTTCTACCAGTTAAAGCAGGTACTTTTGTTCCTAATACTTTGAATGATGGTAATACCTTTATCTTATGTGCAGCGACTCTGGCAGCACGAGCACTTTGAGCTACTTTAGTTACTTTAGTACTAGCCATAGCAGCCCTTGCAGCTTTACTAGAAGCAGTTAAAGCTTTAAGACCAGCAGTACCGGGGATAGGTATAGCCGCTAATGTCCCGAAGTGAGTTAGACCTCTTATCATTCCTCCCCACCACGTCTTAGTTTCTATTGGTTTATCGTCTTTAACAAACCAGTCATCCCACTCAGGTTTGTAGCCGCCCTCTTTTGACTCTCGTTCCATCTCACCAGTGAAGTAGTCAATGACTCTTTCTGGTGCTGTTATTACTGATGAGACAGTGTCTTGAACACCACCACCTACAGCCGAGGATGCTTCTTTTATGTACTCTCCAACTCCCCACTTTTCCTTGTTGCGGGGGTCTTGCATTTCTGCTTTGGCTTGAGCATCTACAGCAGCTCTATTTTCAGCATCTATTTGGCTCTGCTGGTCAAAAGCTTTTCTTTGTGCTTCATACTCTAATGCTGTTTGTCTTTGTTTTTCAGCTTGTTCGGATGTGAGAGCATTTTGATTTTCTATATCAGTAGATAACTCCGCTTCTAATCGCGGGTCATAGCTATTGGTCATGTGTGATTACCTTGGTAATTTGCGTTGCTGATTACAGGCGCAAACCGCAGTTACACACCTTCCATCATTGTTGATTTTTTGTTATAGGGGGATGTCACAGCGTTAATTTCAACACCTGACTTTTCTATGTTTGTATCTATTTCTCCTCTTATGACACGAGACCTAGTTGGCTTATAAAAAAATAGTCTTTTAATTATCTCGTCATTAGAGGCAAGTTGTGACTCATCATATTCTTCTACTGGTAGGTCAGCAATTAAAGCGACTTGATGATTCGCTAATTCTACTGGGTTTGATAGTTTTAAATGTGATGATAATTGTCGATAATATTCTGGTATGTCTTGTAAATTTCTTGGTCCCTTACTCCATTCTACCAGTTTTTCTTCATCCTCTGTACTAGCTGCTAGACGTGTAGTTTTCCATCCGTTATTTGCACCTTGAGTTTCAGCTATAGTTATGTTGTTTTTAAACTCTAATTCTTTTTCATCAATGGTATCTACAACAAGAAAGGCTTTATAAGCATCTTTTGTATTTTTAATTTTCTCTATAGCTGTAATGCCTTGCGTATATGCTGCTGACATCGGTAGGTTTCCGTCGTCGATTGCTGCTTTGTAAGCTTTATTAAATACACTTTGTAAACCAATGTTTAACCTTTTCCATCTAAGTGTTTTAGCGTTAGTTGGACCTAAGTTAGTATTTAGTATTTCGTTAGTATAAATGTCTATCATCTCCATAGCGTCTTTAGCTTCTGCAGTACCTAATTCCAACGCACCGCCTTTTCTAACATAGCTTTGATAAGCATTCTTAATTGAAGGGCTTGTATTTATAAGTTGATAGTCAAATATCTTTCCATCTTGACTAGCTAATGCTTGGTTTAATCTCACTTTAGCTGCATCGTTATCCTCATACTCAGCTAATTCATTTCGTATCTCTTCAGGTAAGTAGCCAAAATAAGCCTCTGCTTGCCTCTTTATTTCTTGTTTCTGGGGGAAGCTGTAATCTTCACCTCGCTTTAGTCCTGAAACTATTGCATCTACTTCTGACGCCTTACGCTGATCTTCTACAGTCATGTAATCGTAATGAGCATCTAATAGTCGATCATTAAAATCATCCCATTGTTTCCAAGACTCTAAGTTTTTTTCTGATCTATCTCTACCTTCAAATTTATGTAACACTGCATTACGAGCTAGGTCTACAGGTATTTGACCATCTTTAACTAAGTCAACTACATAATCCTCAAACTTAGCTCTCGCACCTTCTATTGTGTATTCCTCTTTATGTATATCTACCCAGTCTCTAGCAAACTTACTAGCACTAGCAGGATCAGCTTGTCCAAAGTTAGCTTTTATTTCAAACTTTTCTTTTTCAACTCTGGCTGCTTTAATTGCTTCATGGCGCTTTTGTACTTCTTCTCTGTGGTCAAGCGCGTCAATCCTCCTTATTTCTTCTCCAACTGTTGTATTAAATAAAACTCGATTTATACCATTAAATCGTTTTATAAAATTAAACTTGATCTTATCGTTGATAGCATCTTGCTCTTGTTGGGTTACACCTTCATCTCCATACTTTATGATTTCAAGTTGACCATTTCTATAAACTGGTAGCTCAACAATTTCTTGTTGTTCATACTTGTATTTTTGATAGTTCTTAGCTTCGTTTAGTACAGAAGCTTTAACAAAAGAATACTGAGCATAACCGGATAGGTTCCTAAACTCTTCACCAGTTATAAAGTCGCCTGTGTCTTTTTCGTAGTTGTAGGCAAATTTAGTTGCTTTTATATCACCCTGACGTAGAGACTCTTCCTCTGCACGGAATGCGTCTAACTCTTCTATAGTCACACCTTTTGTTAAGGCAAGCATATTACCTTTAGCTTCTTCTTCTTCTACATATTTATCATGTCTTTGTTTGACTATTTTTTTTATACCTTTAGATAAGCCTTGTAGTTGTTCAAAAGCTTTATTAGCTATATCTGCTTCTCGTTTATCTCTTTTCCTTAAGTCATCAAAATACTCTTGCTCTGATCTTTCAACATTTTGATACACCGATTCCATCTCTGGAATTAAGTCTATCTGCTTTACTGGATCGTATGTACCGGGTCGGAACTCGTAGCTAGTTTCAGTCATTAATAATACCCCTGAAATGATGGTCCTAATAAATCAGGATAAATTGGATTCATACCTGCAGTTTGGTTCCAGTAATTAGGTTGGTTGGTTGGTTGTCTCCATGTAGGTATGTTTGTACTTCTCCAATCTTTTGCTGCCGTACCATGGTAAGCACCAACGCCATCTAATGCGGCTCCAGCAAGACCCATGAATAAGGTTTGGTTGACGTTTTGATAGACAGGCTTGACTGGTTCTAAATCAGGTATTGGTTGTATGGCTACCTTACTAAACATCTGGTTTTGATCACTTTGTAATTTACGTTGTATGTTCTCACTAGATGTTTTGTATCTATAATGACTTTCAGTTAATGCCCTTGATCTCATGGCATTAGTCATTCCCATTCTCTGTAAGTTCATAGCCATTAGTCTAGCTACACTCTTACCTCCAACATTATTTCTAGCAACTTTGGCTTCTATAGCACCTTCTGCTTTTAGCATTTCTTTGAAATCTGCTTGATGATCAAGTAATGCTTGACTTCGTATTCTGTTTAAACTGATTTGTGATTGGGTATAAGCTCTTTGTGCAGCAATATTAGATTCATCTATGTTTCTCTCGTATTGCACTTTACCAGTTTGGTACAAGCTTCTTTCACGCATCCATCTTCTTTCTCTTACTTTTAACTTATACTCATAATCTCTTCTAGCTATTGCATTGGCTCTACTTGCAGCTTGAGCGCTACCAAAAGCACCTAAAGCACTAGAACCTATTGTTGAGGCTGTTACTGGATCGCACACGGGCAAACTCTATAAAGGATAAATTGTTGGGTCCATGTTTAAATCTTCTAAGAAATTTGAACCCTAAGAATCGGAGTAACTTTAAATGGACTGTGTTTCGTTCATCGACGATGTTCCACAGTAACTCCTCTTTTCTACTTTCTATAAATCGTCTCGCTTCACGAGCGAACGTAATTGGATATTGATGTATAGCGGGTGTGCATAACATCCATACTTGTCCGTTTTCATGTACTCCAGCTATACCTGCTATTCGACCATCAGGTACTGTGAAATATACTGAGTCACCTATGAGAGCACCCGAAGGTATGTGTACTTTAGGATCATGTCCATGACCCTCTTCGACTTCTCTATGGTCCTCTGGACGTAAGTTAGAGGCTACTTCCGTAGCAGCCTCCAACGTTATTGGGTGAATAAATTTAGACACGTGAGTAGTTCTTGTCTGTATAAGTCCCTTCCCATGTCAAATGGTGTAATGTCATAGGAGTTGGGTGTGTTGATTCGATAGTTAATGAGGTATTTATATTTCTGTTGTATATAGGTATTGTTGTTAATGTCTCGTCGTTAGTTATCCCAGAAGCGTATGGGTTGCTTGTAGGCGTAACCTCAAAGACCTGATTATAATCAGTCTTTCCTAAGCATTTTAGCTTTGTTTCGTAAGTACCTACAGGACCAAACCCTAGCTTGACTCTATGTAGAATAGTGTCTGCTCTGGTATCCGATACCCATCTTTCACCACTTTGTTTTTGATAATACAGTGTTGGTATATCTACCTTCATGGTGTAGTTAAAACCTACAACTATACCGGGAATAACAGTTGATACTCCTCCAGAACCTTGTGACCAGTTACCGTTAACAATTAACCATAATGTTCCGCTATTTACTACTTGTTTATAAGTACCAACTAAACTACCTGAGTTTGGGTTGTAAGCAAATAACTTAGACGTACCAGTATTACTTGTTAAAGCTGTATGGTTTACTAAGCCGCTAGTAGCTGGTAAAGAGATAGCAGTTGTTCCGTTGGATGTAGAATAATTAGCTAACGTTCCAGTTGGAATCTTATACATATGATCTAGGTGTAAATCATATAAACCATCTACAGTAAAGGTTGTATCCTCCTCTGGTTTTAAAGAGAATTTCAGTAGGTTGTAATCTGGGTTGTTGTTATCACCAGCATCTTTAACCACTGCAAATAAATTGTCATCCTGCATACAGTGGTATTTAATGGTTCCTTCAACGGTCCATTTAAACCATGAAGCAAGCTTCCTTTGGTTGATAGATTCAAAGTATTTATAGCCATACAAGGTTGAC